CATTGGCTGCTTTGCAGTTGGATACTGACTTTGCTTCTGGCACAACTCTTGGTGCTGAAAGTGCTTTTATCCGCGTAACTGACTCGGGTGCTGGCACAGGCAAGATGACTCGCTTGATGAACGTTAGTACAGGTACAGGCTTGTTCACTGCGGCTACTAGCTCAAGCACTTTGGCTGGCGGTCTTAGAGTTCGTATTGCCGGTGCTGATTACTTTTTGGTTGTTGCTAGCGCAGTAGCCTAATGCAGATCACCAAGGAATTCTTGGAGTCTGAGATTCGTGAACTTGAGACTGAAGCGCAGAAGGCCCAAACCTTTTTGATTCAGGCTCAAGCCACAATCCAAGCGTACAAGATGCTTATAAACAGGTTAGACGCACCAGAACCGGAGCAACAACATGACGATGCAATATGACGTAAAACAAGGACATTTAAACCAAAGCGGTTTTTTTGTGCTTGGGCGCAACCGTGTAAAAGGCGTTTCTTTTTACGGCGGTAGCGGAACTTTGGTTTTGTTTGATACGACTACAGCCCCAGTAACTTCAAGCGTAACTTATGGTCGTAACAGCACAACCGTAACAATTGCAAAAACTGCGCATGGGTTAACAACCGGCACTGTTGTTGGTATTCACTTTGACAGTGGCTCAGGTGGTGCTGCCACTGATGGAAATTACGCCATCACTGTAACAACCGCAGATGCGTTTACGATCACAGACATCAATACTGGGAATATCACAGGTTCTCCAGCAGCCGTTTATGTCAGTGGCGCAAATCGTTGGCTGATGACCTACGAAACGCACTCATCAGACGAGTTCCAAAACGCCCCCATTATTCCCGGTGAAGGCGTGTTGGCGGTCAATGGGATTTATGCCTACATGAGCGCAATTGACGCGGCGCAGATTTATTATGGCTAAATCACCAGCATGGCAGAGGAAAGAAGGCAAGTCCGAGAAGGGCGGCTTGAACGCCAAGGGTCGGGCCTCCGCGAAAGCGCAAGGTATGAACTTGAAACCTCCCCAGCCGGAAGGCGGCTCACGGCGCGACTCCTTTTGTGCAAGGATGAGTGGCATGAAGAAAAAACTAACTTCTGCCAAAACCGCCAACGACCCAGACTCACGGATCAACAAAGCTCTTAGAGCTTGGAACTGTTAAGGAAGTGTTATGAAACGCAGTATTAACGAATACGATCCAAATCGTGGTGGCGGTGGCGGCGGCGGTTCTTCCTCACCGACAAGCGGCGGTGTTGGCGGCGCTAAACCTAAAGAGAAATATACTTTTGATCGGATTACTGGTTCACGTTCTGCAAAAGATTACAAAGAAAGAGAACGAGAGCCGGAAATAACAGGTCAATTAAATTTTGGTTCTCCACGCCAAAGTAGTAGCAATAGAACTCCAAAGATGAGTGATGATTATTCACGCGGAGGAAAGGTGCCTGCTTCTAAACGCGCAGATGGTATAGCCCAGCGCGGCAAAACTAAAGGTCGGATGTGCTAGATCTAAACACCGCTTGGTCTGCCGTCCTGTCCTTAGTGATTGGATTGTTAGGTTATATGATGAATGAAAAGTTCAGGGAGCTGGCTCGTGTCACGATCCTGTTGAACAAAACCCGTGAGGAGGTTGCCCGTGATAACGTTACTCAAGCAGAAATTGACAAAATTACTAACCACATTGACCAACGCTTTAACAAACTTGAAGCAAAAATTGACCAGCTTCTTTCAGCGGGGAAATGATGCCAAGCACAAGTAAAAAGCAGCACAATTTCATGGAAGCGGTGGCTCATAACCCATCGTTCGCCAAGAAAGCAGGAGTCCCACAGTCCGTGGGAAAGGATTTTTCAGAGGCTGATAAAGGCCGTAAATTTTCTAAAGGTGGCGACATGAAAAAGATGAATATGGGTGGATACGCAGACGGTGGTATGACTATGGTCAACAAGGGCGGCAAAATGGTTCCTGACTTTGCTGCTGACGGCAAAGGCAAGATGGCTAAAGGCGGCATGGCTAAAAGCAAAATGCCAGCAGCTTTGGCTAAACATGCAGGGATGCCAGCTTCTAAGGCTCACAAAGGTCTGAAGGCTGGCGGTATGGCCCCATCTAAGATGGGTTCAGTCAAAACTTCCGCTACTCGAGATGGTGTCGCGTCTAAGGGTAAAACCAAAGGCACAATGATTAAGATGACCAAGGGCGGCAGAGCCTGCTAAGGGGAATATTATGAAAGTTAGCTTACCTGATAATGAAAATATTGGTGAGGCCGTTGGCGATAGCAATGAGGGTATGAAAGAGGCGTATGACGTAGGTCAAGCTGAAATGCGTATCAACAGTGCCAAAGAACGTATGCGGGCTGAAGCTGAAGGCGCAAGAGATGCAGGCAAAATTATTGAGTCTGGGAATAAAGGTTTTGGTGGCCCCGGTTCCAGTAGAACTGTAAAAGCACCTAAGCCAGCAGTTGTTACCAAGGAAGAATTAGCCAAATCAGGCTATGACAACTTGCGTGACTATTTAAATGCCAAACAAGGTTTGACACGCCGTAAAGAAAAAACTCCTACTCCTAAACTTATTGATCCATCTAATATTAGAAGTGGCCCTCGTTTTGACGACGAAGGACTTATTGACCCCAAAAATATTAGAAGTGGTCGTCGTCCTGAAGAAGAAGCACTATTAAAAAATCGTGTTAAAGGCATGAAGAGCGGTGGCTCTGTTAATTCAGCTTCTAGCCGTGCAGATGGTTGTGCCACTAAAGGCAAGACCAAAGGCACAATGGTTAAGATGAATTACGGCGGAAAGTGCTGACATGGCAACCGTAAAACCTGCTGCTAAAGTAGTTAAGTCTTTAAAAAAGGCTGGGTTTTACGGCGCGAGTAAGCCTAAACGGTTGGGTATTATTAACAAGGTTACAACTAAACCTCAGCGGATAGAAATGGTTGATAAATTGTTTCTAGCCAAAAAAACCAAAGGTAATCCAAAATGATGGCAAGCCGTGGAATGGGGGCAATGCTCCCTAGCAAAATGTCCAAAGGCAAGCGTAAAGCTCGCCGTGATGACACTGACTTCACGCAGTACGCTGAAGGCGGTAAAGTCAATGCTGCTGGTAACTACACCAAGCCAGATTTGCGTAAGAGAATTGTGTCTCAGGTAAAAGCTGCGGCAACTCATGGTACAGGCGCTGGTGAATGGTCTGCTCGTAAAGCTCAACTTGTAGCTAAAAAATACAAGGAAGCTGGTGGAGGATATAGAGATTGAAAGCCCCTCAGAAATCGCTTAAAGATTGGGGCGACCAGAAATGGCGCACTAAGTCTGGCAAACCGTCTAGCAAGACGGGGGAGCGGTATTTGCCCGAAGCGGCTATCAAGTCTTTATCATCATCTGAGTACGCAGCTACAACCAAAGCCAAACGCGCAGGCAAGGCGGCGGGCAAACAGTTTGTAGCCCAACCAAAAACGATAGCAAAGAAAACGGCAGGATTTAGATGACCACTACCGGCTCAACGCTCTTCAATATGGACTTCACGGAGATTGCCGAGGAAGCGTGGGAGAGGGCTGGGCGGGAAATGCGTTCAGGTTATGACTTACGTACAGCACGTAGGTCTATGAACCTAATGACCATAGAGTGGCAGAACAAAGGGATTAACATGTGGACTATGGAGCAGGGTGTAATCAACCTTACTCCGGGACTTGCCACGTATGCTTTACCTACAGATACCATTGACTTGCTTGAGCATGTCATCCGCACAGGGCAGAACACCTCTTCTACGCAGGCTGACTTAACCATTACACGTATTAGTGTGTCTACTTATGCGACCATTCCGAACAAACTACAACAAGCAAGACCAATCCAAGTTTGGATTCAGCGTCTTTCTGGACAAACTAATCCAACGACTGCGGTCTTGGACGGAGCCATTACCTCCACGGCAACAACGATCACGCTTAACTCGGTGGTTGGGTTAGCCGGAGCAGGCTTTATACGTTTAAACACAGAAGATATATATTACACATACATATCAGGGAATACCCTCGGTGGTGTGTACCGTGGTCAGAACAACACTACAGCCGCCGCTCAGGCAGATGGCACAGCAGTCTTTGTCCCGCAGCTTCCTGCGGTTACTGTGTGGCCTACACCTGATAACAGCACTCCTTACCAATTCGTGTACTGGCGCTTAAGGCGAGTGCAGGATGCGGGTGCTGGTATGGAGACCTCAGATATGAACTTCCGCTTCCTGCCATGTTTGGTGGCAGGTCTGGCGTATCACATTGCAATTAAGACACCAGACTTAATGCCTCGCATTCAGATGCTCAAACAGATTTACGATGAGACCTTTGAAATTGCAGCCGGTGAAGACCGTGAAAAAGCTGCTGTAAGGTTTGTGCCTCGTCAGATGTTTATTGGTGGTACGTAATGGGGAATAGGTTTGCATCCGGCAAAATAGCGATTGCCATGTGTGATCGCTGTGGGCAGCAGTTTAAACTTAAAAAGCTTAAGACAGAAATTATTAAGCAGCGTAAGTATCAACTGTTGGTCTGTCCGGAGTGCTGGGATCCTGATCAGCCGCAATTAATGCTTGGTACATTTCCTGTTGATGATCCGCAGGCTTTACGTAATCCACGCAAGGACACAACATACGTTACGGCAGGCGTAAACAGTATTGGTAGTTTGACTGGTGGTTCGCGAGACATTCAGTGGGGCTGGAATCCGGTTGGCGGGTCTAGGTTTTTTGATGCGGAATTAACACCAAACTACTTGGTGGCAACGACATTTGTTGGTACAGTAACGGTATCTTAAGGAGTTTAAACATGGCATACACAAGATCAGCCGACGGCATTGCTAAAAAGGGTAAGACTGATGTTCAAGTTTTCCCTACCAGTGGCCCTTCCCAAAAAGAAATGATGGGCGGAAAAGGTAAGGGTAAGGGTAAAACCAACGCCGATATGAAATCAATGGGTCGTAACTTGGCAAAGATTGCCAATCAGAAGCGAGGCTAATCATGGCTACATACAGCAAAAAAATGATGGGTAAAGAAGTTGGCGATGCCAAGGTCTATGCAAAGCCACACACAATGACCGGCAAAGAAGTTAAAGCTTCTGAGAATCCCGGATCTGGCCCTGACCACAGCGATGCCGGAACAGTCAACATGGCTGTTGGTAACGTTTATCGTCGTTCTCAGCCAGCAGCTAAGACAACTGGTATCAAAATGCGTGGTGCTGGCGCGGCTACTAAAGGCTTTATGTCTAGAGGCCCGATGGCATGAATTACAGTGAGCTTGTCACGCAGGTAAGCGATTACTGCGAGAACTCTTTCCCAACTGACAATATGAATACGTTCATTCGTCAGGCGGAGCAGCGCATCTATAACACCGCGCAGCCTGCTAACTTGCGAAAGAACGTGACGGGCGCATTAACCACTGGCAATAAGTACCTTCAGTGTCCATTAGACTTTTTGTCTGTATACAGCCTTGCCGTATATCCGTATAACACTACAACTGCTACAGGAACATCTGGGCAGAAAACAATTGTGGTGGCTAGTACGACAGGTATTGCTGTGGGCCAGCAGGCAACTGGGACAGGGATTGGCACTAATGCACAGGTTCGTAGCATTGCTGGAACCACAATCACATTAACTGTTGCAAATAGCGGTACGGTATCAGGCTCTATTGTCTTCCAAGGTGATTACTTGTATCTCTTGAACAAGGACGTTAACTTCATCCGTGAAGCTTATCCCTTGTCTGCACAGGTCAGTGAACCCAAACACTACGCAATCTTTGGCCCACGGTCAGACAATGTAAATGAATTGACGTTCATTGTTGGGCCTACTCCAAGTGCCGCATACATTGCAGAGCTTCACTACAACTATTATCCCGAGTCAATTGTCACAGCCGGAACCACATGGCTAGGTGATAACTTTGATTCTGTATTGTTGTATGGAACTATCTGTGAGGCTTACACCTACATGAAAGGTGAAGCGGATATGGTGGCTCTTGCCCAACAACGTTACGTACAGGCTATTGCTCTGTATAAAAACTTGTCAGATGGCAAGCAACGTGCCGATGCTTATCGTGATGGTCAGGTTAGAGTGGCTGTTTCATGAGTAGTATTGTCCAAACCCAAACGACTAGCTTTAAAACAGAGCTATACACAGGCGTTCATAACTTAGCAACTAACACGCTAAAGATTGCCCTGTACACGGCTGCGGCTGATTTAAACGAGGCAACCACCGTTTACACGACAACCGCAGAGGTAACGGGTGGCGGTTACGTGGCGGGTGGCGTAACGCTTACGGGCGTGACTATTAGCTCTTCTGGGTATACAGCTTTTGTAGACTTTGCTGATGTAGTATTTAACGCCTCAGTAACTGCCCGTTGTGCGCTGATCTATAACGTCACGCAGGGTAATAAATCTATTGCCGTGCTGGACTTCGGGTCTGACAAAACATCTACAAATTTCACCATCACAATGCCTGCCAACTCAGCTACGGCGGCTCTTATTAGGAGTTCAAATTGATTGTTACAACAACCAAAGGTGACATGGACGAATCATTGCTTGAAAAGCGTGAAGGTTCATTGGATAATGACAACGAAACAACCACATGGGTGGAGTATTGGTTGGACGGCGAATTAGTACATCGTTCTGCTCATGTGGCTTTGAAAAAATCCATGTTGGCGGGTCTTGAAGCAGCATCACTAGGATAAATCATGGCGAATACTCAAAGTATGTGCACCTCTTTCATGGGGCAGTTATTGAATGGCGGTCACCAATTTGGCACTATTACGTTGACCAGCAGGGGTAGTTTGACTGCCCCAACTGTAGACACGTTTAAAGCAGCTTTGTATCTTGTCGGGGCAACAATAAATGCTTCTACTACGGTATACAGTGCGAGCAATGAAGTATCGTCAGCAAACTATTCGGCTGGTGGTGTGGTAATTACCAATGCCAATGTGCCTGTAGCTACCAATGCTTCAGCTACCGCAGGGGTGGCTTATTGGACTCCTTCGGCAAGTATTGTCTACGGGGCCACGGCAACACCTGTAACCTTTGCTGCTTTTGATGCGGTGTTGATTTACAACTCCACACAGGGCGACACAGCGGTTAGCGTTCACACATTCAGCAGCCAGACCATTACGTCTGGGGTGTTTACGTTGACGATGCCGACAAGTTCAACGACAACTGCGTTATTGCGTTTGTCTACAACTTGATGTCATGTCTCTTGGATGGGGCGATGGTACATGGGGTAGTAGTGTCTGGGGCGGCGGTGAACTTGCCATCACGGGCGTTGAAGCAACGGGAGCCGTTGGGTTAGTAAAGGTAAGTGTTGAGGTAGCTCTCTCAGGTGTAACGGCATCTGGGTTGGTTGGGACGGTTGTAGCAAGCACTGAGACAGCTATCACAGGCGTAGCGGCAACGGGAGCCGTAGGGTCAGTAGGTATTGAAAAAGCAATAGCCCTGACAGGTGTTCAAGCAACCGGCGAGGTCGGAACGGTAGTAAGTAGTACAGCGATAGCTCTGACGGGTGTATCGGCAACGGGTGATGTAGGAACGGTCGTACCATCGTACATTATTGTTGAGAATGGGACTTTTGCCAGCGGGTTTGTTGGGACGGTGGTTCCAGCGTTCTCCGTAGCTTTGACAGGTGTGGTATCGGCGGGTGCGGTTGGAACACTGGGTGTTTTGCATTCTCCGGCTTTAACGGGTGTAGCTGCAATAGGCGCAGTTGGGTCGGTAGGAATTAACAAGTCAATAGCCTTAACGGGCGTATCGGCAACTGGAGCGGTTAACGCATTTTCACAGGCGTTTGGATGGAGTGTTATAGATGACACGCAGACCGCAAACTGGCAGAATATTGGTAACACGCAGACTGCAAGCTGGCAGACTATTGGTAATACACAGACAGCGGCATGGGCTGATGTTTCAACGAATTAGGAGTTTTAAATGACTACAGGCGCAACAGGACAACTAGGTTTAGCTCTACCAGTACAGGGGGAACTCTCCGGCACATGGGGCGATACCGTTAACAATGGTCTAACGCAGTACATTAATATTGCCATTGCCGGTACTTTGACTCTAACAGGTGATGGCGCGGTAACTCTGGCTAACACCACTGGTGACGCTTCAGCTTCTAATGTCACATCCAGTCTGACAGGCGCGGGCACAGTCACAGCCCAGTTTGCCATCGTGCGGGTTACAGGTACGCTGACAGTCGCCAAGGTAGTCACAGGCCCAAGCTACAGCAAGACATACACAGTGGTGAACGCTGCTACGGGCGGTATCGTTACGTTTAAAGCATCAGGCCAGACTGGTGTTTCTATCGCTGTAGGCGAGACAGCCTTTGTTTACTTCAACGGCACAGACTATGTAAAGGTTGTTGGTACAGCCACGGCTGGTGCGGCTGGTGGTTCTAACACTCAGGTTCAGTTCAACAGTTCTGGCGTATTGGCTGGTTCTTCCAATCTGACCTTTGATGGCACTACACTTGTAGCGGCAAACCTTACCGACTCTTCTTTGACATCTGGTCGAGTGGTTTACACAACCACTGGCGGTAACTTAATTGACTCTGCTAACCTTTTGTACTCTGGTACTGACCTGACTGTTTACGGCATCACCGTAGGCCGTGGTGGTGGTGGTGTGGCTTCCAATACGGCTGTAGGTGCTGGTGCTTTAGTGTCTAATACTACTGGATTCAACTCGACTGCTTTTGGTATCAATGCTTTAGCAACAGTAACAACTACAAATTCAAATACTGCTTTTGGGTATGAAGCATTAAAACTTACTACAAGTGGTTACGCAAATAATGCTTTTGGAAATAACTCTTTACAAGCAAACACCACGGGATTTTTTAATACAGCCGTTGGTTCAACTGCATTAGGAGCTAATACTACTGGCACAAATAATGTAGCAGTTGGTGCTAATGCCCTTAACGCTAACACCACAGCATCAGACAACACTGCTGTTGGCTATCAGTCTCTCTATACCAACACCACTGGTGGCTACAACACTGCCCTAGGTATTCAGACTGGGTATTTAAATACGACTGGCGCAGAGAATGTTTATGTTGGTCGCACAACTGGATACAGCAATACAACCGGTAGTTACAACTCGGCTCTTGGTGCCGCCGCACTTGCAAACAATACCACAGCATCTTACAACACTGTTGTAGGACATCAAGCGGGGTATACAAATACTACGGGCAACGGAATAACAGCAATTGGTTCGCAAGCACTGTACTCCAACACCACTGGCACTGCAAATACGGCTGTAGGTACATTTATTTCCACTGTGTATGCCGCATTATGGTCAAATACTACTGGTAATAACAACGTAGCAATGGGTGCTGGTATTATTGGTTCTCGTGTTGCCGCACTAGCCCTTAATACGACAGGTAGCAACAACACTGCGATTGGTACATCTGCTCTTAGTACTAACACAACCAGCAGTGACAATACTGCGGTTGGTACTAGAGCGTTACAAGACAGCACTGGTGCTTCTAATACTGCGGTTGGTAAAGATGCGCTTGGTTCCAACACAACAGGCTCTAACAGCACTGCTGTTGGTTATCAGGCTGGATATAACCAAAACAACCTTGGGGCAAATAACAACGTAGCGGTGGGTTCTCAGGCTATGTATGGTGTTTCAGGCTCTAATGGTTACTACAACGTAGCTGTTGGTGGTCAATCTTTGTTTGCCAATACAACAGGATTATCCAACACAGCAGTAGGTTATCAAGCTGGATACAGTAACACTACTGGAACACAAAACGTTGCAGTAGGATCGTTATCTCTGTACTCTAATACCACCCCTACT